AACATAACTAGCGGTCTGTGCATAGGAAGCACTAACCGCATTTGAAATACTTCCTGAAAAATATGAAGCGGTTAAAGCAAATGATGCTGTTCCTGCAAATGTACTTAAATTTGATCCTGTATAATGATTAAATGAAGATGTTGTAACAAATGATCCTGTATCTATTCCTGAGGTGGAAGTAACATAGCCAGCATCGTTTATAAATTGGGAAATGTTACTTCCCGAAATAGCAATGTCCTTAAACTTGCTATTTTGCCAATTATAATTATATTTTTTATTTGACGAAAAGTCAGCCATTATAATGAACCTGTTGTTTCTGTCCCTATAGTAACTTTAGATCTGCTATTATATTTTTTAATAGCGGCAGTATCTTTTTGGATTGTATCAGGAACAATATACCCGTATAAATTTAATGTAAAATTACCTCTAACTACTCTATCAGATCCTGTGTTTAGTTCTGTTGTTGTAGCAAATGAATTAACAGCTGCTTTAAATTTAAAACGTTCAGGATCACCCCAATATGAATGTGAAGCATAATTTATAGCTTCAATAATTTTATTTAATTGCTCAATATAGTATGTTTGAATAACAAAACTATATGTTAAAGTAACATAGTCAGGAACAACATTTGCTATAAATTGCTTTGTTGGTACCCTATTATTTAACACGTTAAAATTAGAGTATGAATTTTTTGAATTATATGCTTTCTGCCACGAAGTATATAAGTGTGGGTCATTTGCATCTAATTTATTTGAAATACTTTTATTTTTCTCTATATTATCACGTTTAAACATGATGATAGGAGACATAATTTTACCATTTTTATCCTTATAGTACCCATCTTTTTGAACAGATTTCCATCTTTCCGGGGAACCATATATAAGTGGAACTGGGATTCTGGTTCCATTTTGGTAAACAAATGGTTTAATTACATTTTCAAAATAATATACTAACGATTCATCAATATCTTGTATACCAATTGTAAATGGTTTAGTAGTATCATCTTTGAATGATAATTTTTCTGATCTATTAAAATCTACTCCGTTTTGTTGGTCAGGGGTGAATTGTCTAAAGTCAGATGGCATATTAGGATTCCCCAAAGTCTCTCCATTCTCAGGATTAACATATGGATCAACCTGGTTGTTAGATATCTCTTTTTGAGATTTAGGTGTTGGTTTTCTATATTGCGGCATATTATATTCTTTCTCTAGTTATTTGAACACGATCTGCAGGAGTATAATGAGTTTTACATATAATTGAAATACTTGAACCAAAGTTTTCTAATCCTGGGTTTAGTGGGTTTGTATTATATGGATAATTTGGATCTTTTCCAACGAAGAATTGATTAGCATTTGTTTCATCAACTTCATAATATCCTTCATTATACATGATAATATCCCCAACTTCAGGTACCAAGCTAGCATCTACTAAATCATCTCTAAAGAAACGGAATTCGATGTTCCAAGTAAAGTCTACACCAAAGTCATCAGATGGGCGTGTTTGGTCTTCCCTAGAAATTAACGCGTTTAAAATAACAGGTTCTGCGTAGAATTTCCCTCCAGATGACTCACCATACATGTTTACTTTAGTATCTTCTAAATTTAGTTTATAATAGACACACTGTTGGGTAATAATATCTCCTAACAGTTCTCTGTTTATTTTTCCAAATAATGATATGTCTCGGGCTCCGCCAAATAATGCCATATTATCCTATAAAAATTGTCCACGGAACATAATTTAATTCTTTTTGCAAGTATTCTGCCTCCATTGATTTTCTTTCTAATAATTTTTGACGAGATGACTCATCAAAATATGCCCTTAAACGTTCAATTAATGCATTTTTTTCTGCTGTTGCGGCTGCAATTAGATCACTCTGATTCAATGTTACATCTGCATTTGGTATAGGAATTGTTGAATATTTCCCACGAACATATCCTAAAATTTCTTTAACCAAAGATAAAGCATATTCAAATATCCATGAACGACCAATTGAGTTTATTTGAGAATATGTTGGGTTGTCATATGGAACCTGTGATATATTAGTAATTACTGCTCCTTGACCATTATCAACATATGGATTGTTTCTATCAGATTTTTTAATATATTGTATCCAAAGTTTATCCATTGTTGTACTAGGGATAGGAAATATTCTTAAATTATTATTAATTAATTCAAATGAATATTGCGAACGTCTGATTTGATCGTTAAATTCGATTGCTTGTAATTTTTGCATATCGTAATTGATAGGCATCATTAAGAAGTTAATGGCAGGAGAATAACCACCAAATCCAAATGAATCAAGTAATTGCATCATTCCTGTTCCTGTTCCAGCATACGGGTCAAAATAACGAACAATTGCGGGGGGTGCTTCAAAAAATACTCTTTTAACTTCTAAATCCCCAGCAGCAATTCCTAAATCTAAAGCCCATTCTGTCAAATTATAATCTTGCACTCCAGGAGTCATATCAATTGAACCAGAATACCACGTTACATTTCCCCCCACTCCAGCTTCTGCTCCATATTGGTCTGAGAGTCTTACAATGGTTGCTAAATTTGGTTGAGGTAAACTATTATTTGCAGAGTCTATAGTTAAAGGGGCACCTTGAAAAGATAAAAAGTTTTCTTGGGCTTGATAAGCATACAATTCATTGCCATATGTAGTTACTGCTTCTTCAAGAGCTGCATAGAAGTTTAAATCTTGAAGTTCAATATCTACAATTGGGTATCCTAAACGACGAGAAGCAAAGATAGCAAATTTATCAGCATCTGCTTGGAATTGGGGGTCATTATCATAAAACCCAAATGGTGTTTCTCCTGGTTGGAATGAACTTGAGCCGGGCCAAATTGGAACATTCATAATTTATATTTTGTTATAAATATTAAAAAAAGGCCTCATTTAGAGACCTATTTTAAAAATATTTTTTATATTTTATAAAGTCAATTTATTCCAAGCACTTCCACTACCAAAATAAAAATCTCCACTTGATGAAAAAGCAATGGCCCCATCTATTGAAGTTGGAAGGGGATCAGATGGAGCAATAGTTAAAATTTCTGAAACAAATGATGCAGTAACTGCTGTTTGAGCAAATGATGCTGTTCCTGAGAGTGAACCTGTAATTCCTTCTGTTACAGTTAAGGATCCTGTTATTGAATGGGAACCAGTAAAGTATTGAAAATTACCATCTAATTCATCATTGGTAAGTGGGGAACCTTTTACTGATCTATAAGTTAAATTTGCCATTTTTTATAAAAATTAAGTTGATGCTACAAAATATTCTAATTGAGTGTTTCCTAAAAGTGCTTTTGCTTTTATTGAATTGATATATTGATATGAACTAAAATATGATACATCTACATATGTTGGATCTACATAATCAGACATTGAAAATGAGTTCATATCTGCATCACTTAGCATAAAAGTTTTTCCAGGATTTAAATTAAAAACTGAAATTTCGGAATTATCAGCATAAAGATAAAGAGAAGTATCATATGTAGTAGATAGATTTGTAATTCTAATATATTTTACTTCAGACTTTAGGAATGCTCCTCCGGATTGTTCTTCTTCGCTATCACAAAAACGTAATATTTCAATTCCAGAACCGCTAAAAGTAGTAGAGATAGTATCTACCCTACGTAAAATTTGATTAACGTTTGAGATAGTTTTAAAGACATTTGTTTTTTCTTTAGTAGTATTAGGAAGAAGTATTTCTTCTGTAATAGTTACATGTAGATTAGCCATTCTGTGTTTTATTATAAATATTAGGGGAGGGGTTTTTATTCATTTTATACCCTAATATCTCTGTAGACTTCTAAAATATATTCAACTATTTCGTGTCTGTGGTTTGTTTGGAGTGTGACTACTTCAAATCCAGGAACATCTTTCATATGTTTACATACTACATCAAATCCTGAGGTTTTCTTGTCTTTCAAGTCGATTTGGGCACCATCTCCACAGAAAATCATTTTAGCTCCATGACATATGCGAGTTAAAAGTAGTTCTGTTTGGTTATCTGTTAAGTTTTGGGCTTCATCTACTACAACTAAGCAGTTAGTAAAGTTTCTACCTCGCATAAATGATACAGGTACAATTTCAATTTCACCTTCAGCAATACATTTTTCGATTTTTTCTTTTGAATATAAACGATGCATATTTTCATATACTGGAGCAGTAAATGGGGCTAATTTTTCGTTTACATCTCCTGGGAGGAACCCAATGTCTTGGCCTGCTACTACTGTTGGTCTAGTAATGATAATCTTTTCAACTTCACGGCTAAAAAGTAGATCAAGTGCTACGTTAGCAGCTAATAATGATTTACCGGAACCTGCTTTACCTTTTAAAACCGTTACAGTATTGTTTAGGATTTTTTCTTTAGCAAGTTTTTGTTCTTCGGTTAATTGTATATTAAACTTGATTGGACCTTTTGGTTTTCTTTTTGATTTAAAAACCTCTTGTGCTTCAACACTTCTATTAAAATCAGGCATAAACTTTGTTTTGTTATACATATACAAAAAAAGCCTGGCTTTCGCCAGGCTCTTGGGAATTATTATTCTAAAATTGATTAGACAGAAGCCAAATCATTTACGAATACACGGCCATAGAATTCAGGACGAATCATTTTCTTAGCGTAACGAGTCAATAGACCTTTTCTTGGTGTGAAAGTGTCTGGGTCGTACACAAGTGGAGTCATGATTAATGGAACATATGGAGCAAATACAGCACCTGTTTCAAGGAACTGAGATCCTCTATAACCCATCAAAATAACGTTCTCAGTCATATAAGGGTTCTTATAAACTGTGTAACGGTTATTCAACTGACCTGATTTTTGGATACCGAAAGCGTAAGATGCTTTAGCAACATCACCATCTGAAGTTGAAGCAAATCCAGGGATTGATTCAAGGATTGTAGCAACTGATGGGGAAACAACCATAAAGTTAGCACCTCCACGTAGAGTTTTCTGGTGGATCTTGTTAGAAACTTTCTGAAGCTTAGTTCCCAAAGTTTGGAACCACTGACCCTGTGTGTTATAGAATCCAAGGCTAGTATCCCAAGCTGTTTTATTAGCGTTCAGTGCATTATTATTAATAGCTGACCAATACTCATCCCATGCAGAAGCATCTTGGATCAACATATCTAGGTTTTCAAGGTCAATTTCCAATGAAATATACTCAGACATGATTGAAGTCAATTCAGCTTCAGCATCAAGAGCTTGGTAAGCGTTAAGATCCTGTGCGAATTCAGGTGTCCATTGAGCCTTCAACTTACGAGTCTTAGCAACGATTGCTTCGGACTTAAGTTTAACATCAATTTGTGGAATTGCGATATCATTAGCAGAAGCAGCATTTGGATAACCAGCACCACTTGCATCTTCGAAATCACCTCTACTATTAGCAGCTGGTTGAAGGTTATAGAACAATGTTCCTGTTCCGTTAACTACTCCTGAACCTGAAGCAAATACAAAAGTTACATTTGTTCCATCAGTTGAAGTATATTGTGGAAGAAGGAAACCTGGGTCAGCATTTGAACCACTGAAAGTGAATGCTCTTACACCTTTAAGATCAGCACCTGTAGGAGCAAGAATAGTAACTATTTTCAAATCACCAGCAGCAACTGAAGCTGAAAGTTCAGAATCATAATTAACATTACCCCATCCAGCTGAACCAGTCACATAAGCTGATGATGAGTCGAATTGGTTGATTGAATAACCGAATCTACCAGCACCGTACAAACCTCCGTTTGCATCTTGGTCAGCACCTGGGTTAGTGTTACCATACATTGTACCAGCTGTGTAAACATCACCAGAAGGACCAAAGTTCAATTGCTTAGCTTGATCATATTGGAAATCAAGGAAGAAAACTAGTCCTGAAGGTAGGTTCATTGGTTGTACAGACATGAATTCTTTAGTAGATAAAGAACCAAATACCTTACGTACCAATGGAAGAGCTACTCCAGCCCACTGCTCACCTTGCCCACCAGCAAATGCTGCACCACCTTGGTTTGTTGAAGATGATTCAACTACAAGCTGCTTAGCTTGGTTTTCGAGGATCATAGCCATGTTGTTCTTTTCAACTTCGCTACCAAGTCCTTCTAATAGACCTGTTTTTCCCCACTTTGACGCCATTCTAGCGGCATCGCTCTGTACGTTTTTCCATCCGCTTGCAGAGCTTTCTAAAAGAGAATTAATTGTTGACATTTTTGTTTTTGTTTTTTTTGGTTTTAAAATTAGTCTTTAATAATACCTGCCAATTTTTGGAATCTAGCGACCATGTCATTTGATTCTACAATTGGTTGTTTTGTTTTGGTTGTACCTAGTGTTTTAGAAGCACTTCCCATACCTTCAGTAATATTAGTAGTTGGTTTTGACTTTAATCCCTCGCTTAAAGTTTCAAATACTAGTTTTACTTCTTTTACAGTTCCTGCTTTGTCGAACATTCCAAGTACATTTACCTTTTGACTTTCAGTCAAATTCTTAGCTTTGAAGATTTTGTTAGTGTAAAGTAGTTTAGCGTTTAACAAGTTAACTTCGTTTAGTTCAGAACGTAAAGTTTTGATTACATTGTAAGCTTCTTCAAGTTCTGTTTGAAGATTTTCAAATGTTGAAGCTTGAGATGAACCTTTTGTTTCTTTAGCTGGGCGGTATGTCAATTTATTATCCTTAGCATAGTACTCACCTAATCCACCGTCATCTTTGATTTGAGCTACAAGTGTTGAGATTTCAGTTTCTGATGGTTGGTATCCAGAAGGAAGTTCTCCTCTTTTAATACCTCCTCGTACAGCTACTGGCATTTGGTCAATCTTTTCTTTGATTTTTCCGCTTTCTCTAGTAACGAATTTTACGATTTTATCCATAAATCCTTCTTCCATCACTTCTTCTTCATCATCACCTTCCATCATTTCGATTTCATCTAGAAGTTCATCTAAATTTACTTCTTCTTCATCTTCCATTTCTTCGCCTTCTTCAGCTTCTTCACCTTCTTCCTCTTCACCTTCTCCAGCTTCAAGTTCTCCAGCTTCAACCATATCAGCGATTACATCTTCGATGAATTTTTTAAGGTCCTCGTCAGTCATATCTTCTAAATCTAACGGTTCACCTTCTTCGGCGTCCATTTCTTCCTCTTCGGCGTCCATTTCTTCCTCTTCTTCTTCGTTTAGCTCAGATAAAAGTTCATTTAAATCCAAATCTTCATCCATTGTTTCTTCTTCCATTTCATAAAGAGAAGATTCATCTTCGATGTTACCGTGTCCTTCTGGATCCATTGATCCAAAACCAGCTTCATCAAGATCTTCTTCTTCCATTTCTTGGAGTTTTGCAGAAAGCATAGATTTCAATTGTGGAGTAAATGACTCTTCTAGAGCTGCTTTTGCATTTGCAATAGCCATGTCTTTAACAGCTTTAGCATCTGCGATTGCTTCTTTAAGCAAATCTCTGTTTGTTGCCATTTTTTCCTAAATTATGTTTTGTTGGGAAAATACGTTTATTTAAAAAACGTAATAGAATTTGTTTAATTGATACCGCATAGATAGAATGAGGGGCGGCATATTCATTTGATACGTATATAGAACATTTACTAAAGTCGAGGGGAATAAAAAAGCCCTCACTAGGAGGGCAATATTTATGTAAAGTTATGTAGTGTTTTACCAAATAGGACAAGTACCTTGAGCACAAAGTATTTCTGTTACAATAGAATTTACTTTAGAGTATGGGTTAATGTTAGAATAGTCAATACCTTCTTTTAATGTACCCCATGATCCTTGATTTGATGGATTAGAAACAGCATCTATTGTTACAAATTCAAAATCATCCTGTACTTCAAGCACACCGTTTCTTTCTTTTAATGAACCCATCCCACGAGTACTGAATCCAATTGATAAGCCATTTCTTAGATATGATCCTAGGATTCTACCGGCTTCGTTTCCTCTAGGGCCTTGCTCACATAAAATTTCCATATCAGCATATACTTCTTTTCCTTTCCAATATAATTTGCGAACAATGTGGGAACCGTTTTTAAGATTAATGATAGAAGAATCTGGGTGGTCTAGTTCTCCAACACATTCTGTGGTACGTTGTTGGATTTTTTGTTGGAACTTTTCGATTTCTCTTTCCCATAGTTCAATGGGGTAAACTCTACCATTTCCGTTTTTAGATTCAGCAGTAATAACTAAAACATCTTTAAGTAAAATATTACCATCAGAGGCAACACCCATTCCTTCTACTATTGGGTTAGTAGATGGGTTAAATAGTATTGGTTGAGTTATTAAAAGTTGCTTATTCATTATAGTCCGTATGCTAATGTTAAGTGTTTTTCTACTACATCTTTATATTCAGAAGGGATTTGATCAAGTACATCTTCAAGAGTACCTAACTCATCATACAGCATTTCTGCTTTATCAATAATTTGTTTTACATCTTCAGGAGCATCATCTGTTTCTTCTAATTCGATTTTTTTAGCTGTAGCTTCTAAATCTTTAAAATTTTTAACTAATTCATCAGAGGCAGTTTTAGCATCTTCCATTCCTTTTGGGTCAAGTTCATTTAATTCAACCTCTTCAATTGAATCTTCATCGATTACTTCTTTCTTTTTTGTTTTTGATTTACCCATCATTTTTTCAACTTTCGATTTTGCTTTTTCTAAAGTTTTAATTTCTTTTTCAATCCCTTTTACTTTTTTCTTGTCGGTAAGGTTTTTCATATCCTCATCTTCGTCAAGTTTTGAAAGTTGAGATTGACGTTTTTGAATAGCTGCTTCAATTTTTTCTAATTTAGATGCTAATGTTTCTAATTCAGCTTCTTTATTAATTTGAGCTAATTCTTTTTCTACGCTTTCACGGATAAAAGTGCGGATCAGTTGTTCTTGTAAATCATCACCTCCACTAGCATATTTTTCTTTATTCAAATTAGGGAAAAGAAAATCTCCTTCAGCCCAATATTGCTTATCACCAGCTTTGTTAAATTTATCTTCTTTTGCTTTTGAAACAGGAGCTACAAATGGCATATAACTTTTGAACTGTTTAGGTAATTCGGTTGGTTGACCGTAATTTTCAGTTTTATTTAAAAGCTGCTTAACCATCATAGGAATATCCATAATCAACTTTTTAATTGCAGGTTGATCAGCATATCCTTTAACTAGGTTATTGTATAGAATTTGTGATATATAAAATGTTTCATTTGCTGGGTTGTACACCATATGATCTCCAAATCGTTTACGAATGTTAACTGGGAAGGGGATCATGTCTGGGATGAAACGTCTTCCACCTCCACCTCCTGAAGGGTTAATGGTTAGGATTCCATAGTTACCTCCACCTCTAACTTCTTCTAATTCAGCATTGATTATTTCACGAATCACTTCACGTAATTTAATTTCTTCAAGTGATTCACCCGCTTCTTTTCTACGTTTAAGTTCTTCTTCGCGTTTTTGTTTCAATTTAGCTTTAATATCCTCATCAGAAGGTTTTGGGGTAGAAGATGTTGTGAATCCTTTTTTCACATCTGATTTAAATTTATCTAGGTTTTCACCTAAATCCATTGAATTTCTTTTATACCAAGTTCTTAATTTTTCTTGATCTGTTTTAGATAGGGGTGATGTCATATCAGTAATACCATAAGCTACTTTATTAACAAAATCATTTTCAGAATTAGATAATTCAAGCATATCCTTTAAAAAATCATATAAATCAACACCCTGGAATTTTTGCGTAGATCCTTCATATTCTCCAGAGATTTCATCAGGGTAATTTTTACCAATTCCTTCTTTCAAATCACCATACCCACTTGATTTAAATTTGCCTTTAGCTTCTTTTGGTGTGCCTAAACCAGGTACTTCTGTTTCGTATCCAACTCCTTTAACCCCAAATTGACCATCTTTTGTATAGAAGATAGGATCTTTTTCCAAATTTTTCAATACAATGGCTTTAAGTTCTTCCATTGTTTTATCAGCATTTTTAGGATCTTTCATCTCAGTATAATATCCTTTCATTACTTGATCGAAAATCATATTATCAATGTTTTTCTTATCAGCATGATCAAATATTTTGCTAAGATCTTCTTCTACTGGTTTAGATACTTTTTTCTCTTCTGCTTTAACCTTTTCGTCTTCGTCTTTTTTCTTAGCTTCAGCTAAAAATGCTTCAAATGCACTTTCGTATGATTCTTTTTTAGGAGAAATGCTATTAATAGGAGCTAAACCTACTATATTTTCATTGATGATTCCTCTTTGCTTAAGAATTGTAGTTGTTTCATCAAATGTAGCAGCATTACGAATATATTGTGGAAATTGTCTTTTAGCTTCGTTCAAAAATACACCTTTATGGCCTTTTCCTTCTTTAATTAATTGATATTGTTCGTTTAAGGTTTTCATTCTTCTCCTTTTAATAAAGTTTTTATGTCTTTTATATATTCTAAAATTAAATCAGTAGAAGCAACTACTTCGTATGATCCTGGGTTTGCTGAATAAAAGTCAACTGTTTCGTTTTTAGCATTTGATAATAATGGGAATAATGAGTTCAATTCATTTTCAATTGTCTCAAATGCACTTATACGTTCTTGTTGAAATTCGTTATATTCGTTTAATATGTCTTCTTCAAATAATTTTTTTACTTCTAAACCAGATCCCTTAATTTTATTCGGGACTTTTTTATACCCTAGTTTATAGTAATATTTAGCTGGTTTTTCTTGTTTAGCAAAAGCATACTTAGTTGCATATTGTTCACCTTCTCCAGCAGAAAAAGAAGCACCCCCTTGGCTTGTGGAGGAGGTTTCTTTGAGCTTTTTAATTACTTCTTTTACAATATTTTTATACTTATCAGACATTTACTGTTTCTAATTCGGTTAACAAATCGCAATATTGCAACAAATTTATCAAATGATCATCAGTAACCTTTTCATTTTTTCCTAGTGGGGAAATTAATGAAACCACTTCATCTATTTTAATTTTAGTAATAGGGTCTGTGGTATTTTTGTTTAAGTTTTTTAATTCAGATATAATTTCTGTTGACTTAGAAATGTAAAATTCTTTTAATCTTGGTGAATTATCAATAGATGTGATAAGTTCCTTTAAAATTGATTTTTGATGAGAGTTTAAATGCTCATACTTACCGTTGAATTTCTCTAGAATAATTCTATAAGCTAAAATTCTGGTGTCTTTATCTGAATTTTTGAATTCTTCAATAACATTTTCTCTAACTGAAGTTTCCTTTATAGGGGCAGCTGTTAGGTGTTCTAATATAGTTACTTTATTAGTAATTATAGTTTCAGGGTCAGTAGTAGGAGCGCTATTATATATCTCTAATAAAGTATAAAAAGCAGCTTGAACCTTATAATTGGACAACTTATGACTAAAGAATTTATTTAAATCATAATGCTGTTGGAGCTCATTTATTAGATTATATTTTTGCTTTTTAATAGCTTTCCTATTAAGAGTTTTTGATGTTTCTAAAAGAGTATCAATAGTTATATTAGCTCTTGCTTCTGTTAGGCTAGTTTTATTTAAAAGAGTTTCATATAATTTATATTCTTTACCTAGCTCAGTTTTAACAAAGTATTTTTTCAAAAGGTTTTGAACAGGTGACTGTTTACCATCAAGTGTATCAGCAGTAATTTGTCTTACTAACAATTCAAAAAGAATACCCGAATTTTTGTACTTCGAATGTTTAATTTTCATTCTATTGTAATATTGGTTTATTTATAAATATGTTAAAAAGTATTACTCACGTATTTGTTTTTCATCTAATAATGATTCTTTTTTCTTATCTGATTCAAATACAAGTTGTTTTCTAGTAACCGGGATATTTTCTAACATAGAAGTTTGTGATTTGGATAATTTTTTATTCTCTAAAGCTAATGGAGATCCTCCTTTATATTGAGGTTTTATTGAATCAGAAGCATCGTTATCTTTTTTCATACCTACTGATCCTATTCTATCTTTACCAAATGCATTATCTTGGGTATTTCTATTAGAGGATTTTTCTTGTGGTCTTCCTAGTGGATTTTTTTCGTCATATCCTTCAGGTACACCACCTTCATATCTACCTCTCCCATATAAAGAAGCTAAATCGTGTGGGGTTCCGTATGACTGGCCTGAAACTATTGGGTCGTTTCCTTCAGACTCAATCTGAGTTAATCTGAATTTACGTTTAGCATCTTCTCTAATTAGATCTCTATATTCATCGTATTGGTCTTCACTCAAACGGAATAGGTGATCATAAATAAAGTCTGTAGGGAATAATTTGGAATCTACCATTTGAGTGGCTAAATCCATTTTTTCTTTCATTAATGCTACTCTTTCTTGATCGTAAATAATTGATGGGGTAGTCATTGAAATGGTAAAGTTAGTTAAACTTTCATTTCTGTAACCTTGAGTATATAGGTGAACTAGTGCTATTTTGTTTAATTCTGAGATGATAATACGTTGGATTCTATCAATTGTGCGAGCGAATCTAATATCTTCTGCAGCTAATGTGGCTTTACCTGTTAAGTCTTTTTCGTACCCAAGGAATGCTTTTGGAACTTTAAGGGCAGCAAATAGTTTATCTCTTAAATATTCAACATCAGTAATACCATCATATTGTAAACCTTGAAGTGTATCAATTTTAGTTGCTTGATCATTTCCACGAATTGGAATATAAAAATCTTCAAGCAAGTTCTGCATGTTATATTTTAAATTATATTCACCCGTTTGTTGGTCAATATAAGGGGTACGTTTCATTTTAGAAATTGTTTTCTGCATGAAATTTTCCACTTCAGCCGGTGCAATATTTCCAACATTAACATAGAATATGCGTTTTTCAGGTGCTCTAACAATACGATGGATAAGCATTGCATCTTCCATCATAGTATATTGTTTAAACAACTTACGTCCCGGTTCAAGATATGATCTACCATATGGTAAAAAGTTTGTATCTGTTAATAAACGGAAATGAGCCATTTCGTAGTTATCAAAATACAAAGCATTATCTTGTCTTCCTTGTCCAGGAGTGTTAAAATATCCGTAACTTGAAGGAGCTACACCATCTGGGTCAAATCTGAATCTAACAGATGCTGGGTTTTCTTTATCGTATCCTTCTTGTCTCTCAATATGATATGCAGTATAAGGTATAATATTATATACTCCATATTTCTCAGCAATTTCTAATTTCAAAAA